GGTGGCTTTAAACTAAATCCTAAATTAACAATTAACAATTAAACAATATAGGTAATAAGATGGCTAACGAAACAACATCGTCTACACTATCGGAACTGTATACAGAAATTATCCAAGAAGCTATTTTTAACTTCCAAGAAACTTCTGTAATGAGACCTTTGGTTACGACTTACAACATAAGTGGTGCTGGTAAGCAAATCGCTGTTCCAGTATATCCAAACATCAGTGCATCAGCTGTATCTGAAGCAACTGATTTAGCAAATACAGAAATCAACCCAACTGAAGCTACAATAACTGCTAGTGAAGTGGGTGTGATGACTACATTAACTGACTTAGGTAGAGATACTGCTTCAAGAGATGTAGCTGCTGACATCGGAAAATTATTCGGTGAAGCTATTGCTAAAAAAGTTGATGCTGATTTATCTGGTCTATTTAGTTCATTCGCATCAGGAAACGATCTAGGTGCTGCTGGAACTGAATTAACACCAGATTTATTATTATCTGCTGAAGCAACTTTAAGATCATTAAACATTCCTAGACCTTACTATGGTGTGTTTAGTCCTAAAGCTATGTTTAATTTGAAAAAAGCATTAGCAAATGCTGGTTACTCAACTAACGCAAATGCTATGTCAGATATTGGAAACGAAACTTTAAGAAATGGTTACGTTGGAACAGTATTTGGTATTGATCTTTTTGAAAATGCTAATATTGCTGCGGATGTAAATGATGATGTAGTTGGTGGTGTATTCCACCCTCAATCTCTAGGTCTTGCTATGAAACAAGATTTCAAAATTGAGACTCAAAGAGATGCTTCATTAAGAGCTACAGAAATCGTTGGTACAGTTACATACGGAACAGAAGTTATCAAAGATGACTTTGGTTGCCAAGTAACAGTAGACGGCGCACTTTAATAAACAGAATTAGTTGGGGGACACTGCCGAAAGGTACTTCCCCCTCTAACCAAACAGGAGATTTATTATGGCTAACTTTACAGGTGCAGATGTAATAACTGTTGCTGATGTACAAACATATCAACCAGATGCTTTTGATTTTGGTATAGCTTCGAATGATTCTAAAGTAACAACATGGCTTGGATTAACTACAGATGATATTCTAAGAGAGTTAAGAATTAAATGGTGGCAAACATATAAAACAAATGTTTTTACAGATATTACAGTTTTAAATACAGTAGAGTTAGAAAACGATAGAGTAAATTTAGATCAATTTAAAAGAGCTGGTGTTTATTTATTTTTAGGTAAATTTTTCTTTCCAGCATTAACAAAGTTTAGACCTGAGGCTGATAAAGATAGATTTGAAAGAATGATAGAATACTACAATAGCCAATACAATATTGAGTTTCAAAAAATATTAGAAGATGGTGTAGAATACGATGCTGATGATAACCAATCTATTAGTGTTGCTGAAAGAGAAAATCTACATGGTTCAGGAAGACTAATCAGATAATGACTGCTGACGTAAAAATCAAAACTAATGCTCCCAAGCTACAAGCAAGATATGCTAAGTTTTTAAAAAAATTACCAAGAATAATTACTAGAGGTGTTGATCAAGCTGGTGCTAATCTTTTAACAATAATTAAACATAAAACTACTCGTGGAGAAAAATATACTTCTGGTAGATTTCCAGCATACTCGCCTGAATATTCAGCATTAAAAGGTAAAACAACAGTAGACTTACAAGATAGTAACGACATGCTTAATTCTATGGCTAGTAAAATGATTAATAAAAATACATCAAGATTATATTTTAGAAGTCAGTACGAAGCTCGTAAAGCATATTGGCATCAAGTAGGTGCTGGTAAATTACCAGCTAGACCATTCTTTGGGGCTAATAAAAAAGTAGAAAGAGTTTTACAAAAAAACTTTGAAAAGTTAATAGCAACAGAACTTAGAAGATTCAACGCATGAGTAAAAGAGAAAATATCGCTAGTAATTTATTATCAACTATATCAGCTATATCTAGTCCTGATATTAAAAAAGCTACAAGACAAATATTTCCATTAGAAGAATTATCAGAACAACAATACCCAGCAGTTATAGTTCAGTTACAAGAAGAAACTAAAGAAGACCAAGAATTAGGAGATGGTGCTAGAACTAGAATAAATGTTTGTGAATTTTTAATCACAGGTTTTGTTAAGGGTGTAGAATCTAATATTGATACTGCTAGAAATGAATTAATTACTGCTATTGAAACGGCATTAGAAACTGACATTACAAGAAATGGTAATGCTTTAGATACAGAAGTTATATCTGTTGAAACTGATGCTGGTACATTATTTCCTTATGGTGGAATTAATATGGTAGCAAGGGTAACATACGAACATCAATCTGGTACACCATAATGAGTAAAGCAAATAAAGTTATAAACAAATTAGAAAATAAATTAGATACTATTGAAAAATTAGTAGATGAAATATCATTAATTATTATGGATTGTAGACAAGGAATAGATCAGTACAATGAAAACGAACATATTGAAGAATTTCCTGAAATAGATCATTTTGAAAATTTAGATGATGAAGATATTGACGAGGAAGAAGATAAATAGTAAAAGATATTATGGCTAAAGATATTACATTATACAAAGATAATAATTCAATAAAAATAAATGAATCTAATCTTGAACATTATTTAAGACTAGGATATAAGCAAGAACAAGAAACTAAATCTAAACCAAAGAAGGATAAAAAGACATGGCAACACATCACGGAAAAGAAGGAGTTGTAACTGTTGGCGGATCTGAAATGGGAGAAGTTACTTCTTTCACTTTAGAAACTACAGGAGATGTTGTAGAAGATACTGCTTTAACTGATGCAACTAAATCATTTGTAACAGGCAGAACTTCATTCTCAGGAACTATTGAAATGCACTTTGATGAAAGTGATACACAGCAAGAAACTTTAACTGCTGGTTCATCTATTTCATTTGTTTTATTACCAGAGGGTAATACTGCTGGAGATGCAAGTTACACAGGTACAGGTATTATTACTGGTATGAGTATCAATAACTCAATGGACGCAATCGTTTCTAGAAGTGTAACATTCCAAGGAACAGGTGCTTTAACTGTAGGAACTGTATAATTCTAATTTATGTCAGTTATAGATAGAGTTAAGTCTCATTTTGAAACTCTTAAAACTTTGACTATTGAAGTTGAGGAGTGGAAAGATGAACATGGGAATCCTAGTGTTTTTTATTCTGAACCTTTAACACTTGAAGAAAAAAATATAATTTTTAAAAAGTCTACTAATTTCCAAGACTTAACAGTACTTGTTGATTTACTTATAATGAAACTACAAGTAAAAAATGAAAAAGGCGATTTAGTAAAAGCTTTCAGTCCTGAAGATAAATTTGCTTTAAGAAAAAAAGCTGATTCAAATGTTATATCAGATATTGCCAATAAAATCCTTTTAGATACAAGTTATGAGGAAGCTGAAAAAAAGTAGATAGCAACTCTGACATTAAGTCAATGTTAGTTGTTGCAGAAAGATTACATCTTACTATCCAACAAGTCCTTGATATGCCTGTTAGCCATTATAATTTATGGTTAGCTTACTTGAAAAAAGAACAAGAACAGTATAAAACTAATCAATCATTAGCTGAAGCAAGGAAAACTAAATAATGGCACAAAGAATCAATATAGATATTATCGCTAGAGATAAATCAAGACAAGCTCTGGGTGCAGTTCAAAAATCATTAGGTCGTTTAAAACAATCTATCTTTAATGTTCAAAATGCTTTCATAGGTTTAGGTGCTGGATTAGTAGTCAGAAATTTAGTCAATACAGGAAAGGAATTAGAAAACTTAAGAGTAAGATTAAAATTCTTACTTAAAGATACTAACGAGGGAACTAAAGCATTTGAAAACATGACTAAGTTCGCTTCTAAAGTTCCTTTCTCACTAGAACAAATACAAGCTGGTGCTGGTATATTAGCCTCAGTGACTGACAATGCTGATGACTTACAAGACATGTTAGAAATAACAGGTAATGTAGCTGCGACTACAGGTTTAGATTTTTTTACAGCTGCGGAACAAATTCAAAGATCATTTTCTGCTGGTATAGGTGCTGCGGATTTATTTAGAGAAAAAGGTGTAAGAAATATGTTAGGCTTCCAAGCTGGTGCAACTGTGTCTATTGAAGAAACAGTAAAAGCTTTTGAAAAAGTTTTTGCAAGAGGTGGTAGATTTGGTAGTGCAACAGATGAATTAGCTAAAACATTCACAGGTACTTTATCAATGATAGGAGATAAAGTTTTTAACTTTAAAAAAGTTTTACTTGAAGCTGGTTTCTTTGATGAACTTAAAAAACAATTTGGCGATCTAGATACGTTCCTAGAAAATAACGCAAGAGATTTAGATAGAATAGCAATAGCCGTTGGTAAAAATTTAGCACAAGGAATGAGAAGTGTTGTTCAAATAGGTAAAGATTTAATTCCTACCCTAAAATCAATAGGAAATATTTTAAAAGATATTATTGATGGCTTTATGGCTTTACCTGAGTTTGTAAGAACAGGTGGTATTATTGGTGCATTTTTATTTGGTAAAAAAGGTTTAGCAGCTCTTGCTGGTGTTAGTTTCGTAGTTGATAAAATTAATACTATGATCAAAGGTATTAAAACAAGCATGGGTATTTTTGATATTGAAAACCTTGATGATGTTAATTTACGAATGGCACAAATCAAACGTGAAATGGAAGAACTTACAAACAATAGAATATTTTTAGAAGTTGAGGGTGGTGTTGTAGATGATAATAGACTTGATATTTTATATAAAGAACTTGAAGCATTAGAAAAACAAAAACAATATCTAAAAGATAGTGTTAATTTAAGAAATGGTAATTTACCTAATTTAAGAGATGAATTTAAAATAGTACAAGGTATTGTAAAAGAAAAAGAAAAAGTTGTTGAACTAACTGCTAGAGAAAAAGGTATTATAGAAAACTCAAAACAACAATTAACGGGTTTTGAGCATGTATTAAGACAAATTAATTCAGAAAGATTAAGAGAGTTACAAGATAAATTTGCTAATGTTCAAACTATAATTGCACAAGGTATTAATGATGGGATAACTAAAATGTCACAAGGTTTAGCAAGATCAATAGTGTTTGCTAAAGATATTGGAGAAACATTTAAAAATATGGCAAGAACATTATTGGCAAATGTATTAAGTGCCTTAATAGAAATAGTTGCTAGAAAAGGTGTTGAATTAGCAATAGAAAAATTAATTACCAGAGAAAAACAAAAACAAGCAGCTTTGGATTCTGCTAGAGGTGGTGCAAGTTTCTTTAGTGCAGTTGGTGGTTTTTTTAGTGGTAGAGCTAGTGGTGGTTCAGTACAAAAAGGTATGCCTTATGTAGTTGGCGAAAAAGGTGCTGAATTATTTATTCCTAATCAATCAGGACAAATAACACAATCAGCTAGAGGCACAGGTGGTAAAGCAACTACAGTTAATTTTAATATAAATACTCTTGACGCAAGTGGTTTTGAAGATTTATTAGTTAGATCAAGAGGCACAATAACATCTATTATTAATAATGCAGTTAATGAAAGAGGGGAAAGGGCTTTAATCTAATGGCTGGTGCGTTTCCTATATCAACTGCTAAATTTAAAACTTTAGGCATAAAGTCTATTCAAAATACTATTATATCAAAATCTGTATCTGGTAAAAAACTAGCTAGACAAATAGATGGTCAAAGATGGGCTTTTACTATTGATATTATTACTGCAAAACGATCTGATGTTTATGGCGAACTTATGGCATTTATTGTCAAACAAAGATCAGGAAAAGAAAACTTTACAATAGTACCACCAGAAATAGAAGATGCTAGAGGTACAGCTAGTGGAATACCAAATGGTACTGCGAGTGCTGGTGCTACATCAATTACATTAGCTGGTACAGGAACAGGAACATTAAAAGCTGGAGATTTTATTAAATTCGCAAACCATGATAAAGTTTATATGATCGTTGCAGATCAATCAGATATTTCAACAGGAACTTTAACTATTGAACCACCATTAACAAGTGCAATAACTAATTCTGATATTCAATATGATAATGTACCATTTACAGTACATTTAACTAACGATATTCAAGAATTTGGTGCAGTAGGTAATGACAAAGATGGAAATATATTATATGAGTTTGAGTTAGATGTTGAAGAAACTCTTTAATGACAAAATATTTAGTTAAACATTGGGTAACTGCTGACTTTATAGCTGAAAAGGTTGTAGATGAAAGCCAATTAGATCAAACTAAAAATGATCTAAAACAAAATACTATTCCTGATGGAAGTTTTAGTTTTGTTATGATAAAAGGAAGTGAAAAATTAATAAGAACAACCTACGAGAAATATGACGAGAAGCTTAACTTCGGCAATAAAGACGGCACTAGCAACCAATGATATTAGACCCGTTCATCTTATCACTATTGGGTTCAGTACTCCTGTTAATATTACTGATTGTTCCTTTTCACTAACATCAGATGTTTCTGGCTCATCAGTTACCTATAATTCATCAGATTTCATTATGGGTATATCTGAATTTTCTGAACAAACTGATATATCTAAATCGAGTTTAAAACTTACTTTATCTGGTGCTGACCAAACATTTATAGCAACAGTATTAAATGAAAATATAGTAAATGATGATGTTACTATTTATAGAGGTTTATTAGATAATTCTAATGCAATTATTGCTGACCCTATTGTTTTATATAAAGGTAATATTGAAAACTTTTCAGTACAAGAATCTGACAAAACAAGCAATGTAGTATTATCTATCGTTTCACAATGGGCTGATTTTGATAAAAGAAATGGTCGTAAAACAAATAATACATCACAACAAAGATTCTTCAGCACAGATGTTGGAATGGATTTTTCATCAGAAACTATAAGAGATATTAAATGGGGAAAAGCATAATGCAAAGTGTAGTTAATTTTTATAAACAATTTAATAAATATAAAAATCATAATGTTATTCAATTATCGCATCATATAGAACCATCAATACAAGCTAATCAATACAAAGTATTTAGAGATGATAAAGGTATTTTTGGTTTTGTTAATTGGGCTTTTTTAAATAAAGAAAATGAACAGCATTATAAATCAAATGCAAAAATAAATAAACAAGATTGGCAAAGTGGAGATAGACTTTGGTTACACGATATTCTTATTTTAAGAAATGCTAAAATCGTAATGTCATGGGTTTATAATCATTTCAAAAACTTTCTAAAAACTAATCAATGTATTAATTGGTTAAGATTAGATGATAACAATAATATTTATAGAATATCTAGTAAATATAAAAGGGAGTTTCATAAGTAATGGGTGGTGTAGTAGAAACAGTAACAACAGCAGTAAGTACGATAAGCAAAACACCTGCGTTTAAATTTTTTCAAAACCCTTTAGTTCAATTAGGTGCAACTTTATTTATATCATGGGCATTAAGACCAAAGGTTCCTGATACTCCTGATTTTGGAACTAATCAATTTGATGAATTTGAAAAAGGTATATTATTAAACAAACAATCAAATGATGCAAACATACCTGTAATTTATGGGGAAAGATTAATAGGTGGTACTAGAGTATTTGTAGAATCTTCAGGAACAGATAATGAATATTTATATATTGCTTTATTATTATCAGAGGGAGAAATTAATTCTATTGAAGAAATATTAATTGATGACCAGCCTGTAACATTTGCTAGTAGTTTTACAGATGGTAATGCAGTTGAAGTAGATAGTTCAGATGCTAATTATTATAAAGATGGAGAAAGTTTAATTAGATTAGAACCACATTTTGGAACAGATGGACAATCAGCATCAACATTATTATCAACATTAGATAGTTGGGGAAGTAATCATAAACTAAGTGGCTTATGTTATTTAGCAATTAGATTTAAGTTTAATCAAGATGCTTTTGGTGGACTTCCTAAAATACAAGCTAAAATAAAAGGTAAAAAAGTTAAAACATATAACGCAAGTTTAGTAGAACAATCTGCAAGTTATTCAACAAACCCAGCATGGTGTATTTTAGATTATCTAACAGATACAAGATATGGAAAAGGTTTATCAGTTTCAGAAATAGATTTACAAAGTTTTTATGATGCTTCATTAGTTTGTGAAACACAAGTCACACCATACTCTGGTGGTAGTGATATTAATATATTTGATTGTAATACTGCAGTAGATACTTCAAGGACTATTATAGACAACCTAAGGGACTTAATTAAAGGCTGTAGAGGATATATTCCTTTTTCACAGGGTAAATATAGCCTTATTATAGAAACCACAGGCAGTGCCTCTGTATCGCTTACAGAAGACGATATTATAGGTGGTTATACCTTAGCAATCCCACAAAAAAACGAAAGATACAATAGAGTTATTTGTTCATTTATAAATCCTGATAGAAACTATCAAGTTGATGAAGTGCAGTTTCCACCAATAGATGATTCAGGATTACCAAGTGCAGATCAACACGCAACAATGAAAACTGCTGATGGTGGATTTTTATTAGAGGGTAGATTTCAATTTCCAACAATCACAAGTCAGTATCAAGCTGAAGAAATGGCTGAAGTTATTTTAAGAAGATCAAGAGAGGCTTTAGGATTATCTTTAAATGTAGCTTTTAAAGGTTATGAGTTAAACATTGGAGATATAGTTAATATTACACATTCATCATTAGGATTTTCTAATAAACCATTTAGAGTTTTAGGAATTACTTTTAATAATGATTATACTGTAGGATTAAGTTTAGTAGAGCATCAAGATTCACATTATACTTGGGCAACAAAAGTACAAGCTACTACAATTCCAACAACAACACTTCCTAATCCATTTACTGTTCAGCCACCAGCAAGTTTAACTTTAGATGATACATTAATTGAATATAACCAAACTCCACTTGTTGCATTAGATATTACTATAGGTGCAAGTACTGACGCATTTGTTGATTATTACCAAGTAGAATATAAATTAAGCACAGATTCTAATTATATTATCTATGCACAAGGAGATTTATTAAATCACAGAGTTTTAAATGTTAAAGAACAAGGTGTTTATGATGTTAGAGTTAAGGCAGTAAATACTTTAGGTGTTTCTTCAAGTTATGTAACTGGACAACATACTGTTGTAGGAAGTACTGAGCCACCTAGTGATGTAGAAGACTTTGCTTGTAATATTGTAAATTCAGATGCTCACTTATCATGGGAACAAATACCTGATGTAGATTTATCACACTATCAAATAAGATATTCAACATTAACAAGTGGTGCAGAATGGCAAAACTCAGTATCATTGGTAGAAAAAGTATCAAGACCAGCAACCTCAATTACTGTACCAGCTAGAACAGGAAGTTATCTTATCAAACCGATTGATAAACTTGGTAATTATTCTGTAAATGCAACTGTAATAGCAACTAATCTTTCAGCTATTGGAAATTTTAATGCAGTAACAAGTCAATCAGAAGACCCAACATTTTCTGGTACGAAAACAAATTTAACATTAGAAAATGACACATTAAAACTTACAGATTTAAGCCAAGATGGAACTTATGTATTTTCAGCACCAATAGATATTGGTGGAATTTATACTTCAAGAGTAACAGCATCTATTACACAGTTTGCAGAAAACCCTACTGAATTATTTGATGATGGTAGAGGTTTTAGCTTATTTGATAGTGCAACAGGTTCATTTGATGGCGATTCTCCATCTAACTCAAATGCTCATTTAGAAATAGCTTTATCAGATGATGGAGTTACTTATACATCTTTTAAAAATTTTGTAATTGGAGATTACACAGCAAGATATTATAAGTTTAGATTATTTTTAAGATCAAGAGATGGTGCAACAACACCTGTAGTAAGTGAAGTTTCAGTAACTATTGATATGCCTGATAGAATATTTAGTGGAAATGATATAGTATCTGGTGCAACTACTTATACTGTTTCATTTACAAACCCTTTTAAATCTGTTAATTATGCAGTAGGTATCACAGGCGAAAATATGGCAACAGGAGATTATTTTTTAGTAGAGAATAAAACTATTAATGGATTTGATGTTACTTTTAAAAACTCTAGTGATACAGCAGTTTCAAGAACATTTGACTATATTGCAAAAGGATTTTAGATGTCGCAACATGATTACATAATAAATAACCAAACATTCCCTAGTTATAGAACTGACCACAATAACAGTTTATCAGCTATTGCCTCTAATAATTCTGGTGCAACAGAACCATCTACTACTTATGCTTATCAATGGTGGTATGACACAAATTCAAATGCACTTAAAATCAGAAACGCAGATAATGATGCTTGGATTACTATTGGTACATTCGATCAAGCAACAGATTCAGTTACACTTACAGGAACAGCAGTTACATTTCCAACTATTACATCAACATCTTTATTTGTTGAGCCTGATACTAATTCAGCAGTTACAATTAGTGGAACAAACTTTATATCAGTTCCAATCGTAGAAGCTATTAACGATAGCACAGGTCAAATCTATAGAGCAGTAGCAGTA